AGCTCATTGAAAAGTTCGTAAGTATGATACTCCTCTGGCATAATCAAATGCCAAAGCACCACCATATCCATATAATTCTTCAGCGTGTTATCGGGAGTTGTACAAGCTTGACCACTAGGGTTGCCTGAACTACGCGCAAACACAGCACCGTCCACATTGACAAGTGGAGAGTGACACAACTGATAGTAAATATTGGACATGCGCCGGATATTATCACAAGTCCTGTCTTGGGACCGAAGCATCTTAAAACGAAAATCTCTAATTTTCCGCATACAATAATAGCGGAATCGACCATCAAATTTTTTCCCGTCTAGCTCTATGGTGTTAGCTCCCACACCAAATCTAGACATCTTATCATTTAACTTGTGCCAACCACCCTGAAACATATTAATGCCTAGGGCGGACGAATGCTCGAGATTCGACTCTACGAGCTTCTGATTCATCTCAAGACAAAGCATGGAATGAGCAACAACGTGATTAACATCCATAGCAACTATTGTGCGACCATCCTTATTCAATATTTTTTCCACAGGACGAACCTCCTCCTTTATACTAACAGAGCACAAGCTCATGATAGATTGCGGAGTACGAAGGGCGTCCCAGTACTTAACAAAGAAACCGGAATTATCACCATTCCAATAATCAAACTTTTTAGGATATCGATATGTCCAGGGCAAACCTGCAGACTTATCACTATCGAGCCATTCCAAAACTCGTTCATATGAACTGACACGAGAATTACAAATGTAAGGACCAAAATGTTTTTCCAACCAATCACCAGCTACGTCATACAACTGACGCACCTTGGGCGAGAAAGGATCAGGTACTCTATCATACCTTTTTATTGCTTTAAGCGCTATGTCCAATCTCTTGGGCACTATAGCATAGCGATTAAATTGTGTGGGATCCGCACCAATCGAACGGATATAGTCACTGACATCATCATCATAATACGACGGTTCCTTCTCACGGAAACGACGATATATGGCTCCGATATAGGGAAGAAACTCACCCATATCTTCATGACGCCGATGAACTAATCTGTACGACTCAGGAGGATAGGGAGCAAGTATAGTCGCTACTTGCCCCCCTATAATTTTAAATCAGTGAGTGAGGCTTGGTCATTCAGGATCTTTCTAAAAACCCCTGGATAATCACGATCACTAGAAGACTCATAGACACATTTACCATGCGCCTGCTTCTTGATCTCCTCACACCATGCGGCGGATGCAGGGTGAAACATCGGTTTGACACTAGGAACCTCATTACCGATTCCATGCCAACCAACAATCTTACCATCAACCTCTGCAATATAAACACCACCACAGGCCCCCTCTTTCGAGGAGCCATCAAACTCCCAAACAGGAACTGTCTTGTCTTTACCAACAAACAGATCCTTACCGACTGTGCCACTGGCATAAACTTCTGAATCATTATCGATCCAGTGTAAAGCAACAGGCTCACCCTTAACAGGGGAGCGAAACTCATACCGATTATTCTTGAGTTTGACACCATTTGGGGATTTGAACCAAATCTGATCAACTACGGATGTGCATTTGTAAGCCTTGTGATCAAGAGGGTACCAAGTACCTTTCACGAGGACAGAAACAGTTGTCGCGCCAGCAACACCATGTCTAGGAACAACCAAAGCATCATTACACATAAACCCAATAACAAAAAGAGCAGGAGCTCCTATTCTCTCGGCTTTAATCCTGTAAAGAGTTGGCTTCTTACACACAGCATGTTTGGCACGAACTTGTTCAGCCTCTCGGTCAAAACCTTTATCATGCAAACCAGCCACAGTAGAGTAAACATCATTTAAATCACGACCCACTTTATCAACCTTATCACCAGTTGCTAAAACAACATGGCTACGGGGGGTTTTATGATCAGCAGCACCTTGACGGTCCGCTTTAGCTTGTTTCTTCTTTTTCTGTAACTTGGCATGCTTTCCAGCTTCAACTTTTCTACTTGGAGCACAAGCATACAACACACACGCAATTAAAACTACACACACACTAACTGCACCACCGATAGCTAACTTCGGCACACCGGCACAGGCATTCGTGACAGGATCCACGATTTTACACGCTTCATCCTTCACTTTAGTAGCTGTATCTTTGCATACACCAGTCGAGTATCCCAAAAAACTGAGAAACCTCTTCTTTAATCGTGCAAATACAGACGACGGGTCTTTTTTGACA